GAACGATCACTGGCAAGCGCGCAAGGAGCTCACAGATTACGTCAGCGGACTGCGCCGTGCGGGGCATACAATCTAGGGAGATACCAATGCTTAAATATTCGGACAGGGACTACTACGAAAAGCAAGTTGTGGAAATAAAAGAGTGCATAAAAAAAACTCAGGGCAAAGATAACGATTGGGCGCACAAAGTTATAGAATTGCTCGAAGGCGAGAAGGGCGCAGGCAGGCATATTTCATACCAGGCTAGAAAGCATCTTTCTCAAGACGTTGCCAGAATCAATCGATTGTGTGAGGCGATGAATGATTTGTTTGATCATGCAGTGCAGAAAACAGCGCCGTTGCTGGCTAAGCCCGAGAAGCCAAAGCCAGAACCAAAACCAAAACCGCCAGAAGTAAACACGGTAATGTTTAACCAGGTAATGACGTTGCTGACAGTTCCAAAAAAACATGCTGATAGTCAACTGAGCATTAGAGCTAAGAACGCTATCGAAAGCTGCACTGATTTTCCACGCCATAGGTCAATATGTCTATCGTTGACGATGGAACAAGTGATCGATGCCCCTGTTTCTCAGCTCGTTAAAATACAAAATGTTGGCTTTAAAGCGGCTAAGTTTATCTTTTTACGTCTAGAACCACTGCGTAATAAGCCTGTTGATGCTTTAGGGATTGACAAGGTTTGATGCGCATTCTTATAATAGACTTGTCTTCTTACGCAGCTATTCTAAGCGCTAAGAATAGCACTAATCAATGTGCTTATCATTGCACTTATTTACAAAACAAACAAAAAAAAGAAGCTAGACTAAGCGCTTCGCTAAGCGCTAAGGGGTGCTCGGGCCTTTTCTCAGCACATATTTCTGGACAATCTTGTGGATAAGTCTCGGCTCAGCATGATCGAGCTCGACGATCTATTCATGCAGGCTGCAGAGACAGAGCGCAGGCTACCGGCAGCATTTCGCAGACAGAAGCTAGCGAGCTGGCCAGAGTATGTGCAGGAATGGTCAGCATATGGTTGGGATGACTTCGTTGCACCAATCGGCAAAGCATCACCTCACCAGGTCACACAGTACGAGCGAGCACTCATTCTCGGCATAGAGCACATGAACAAGGATGATCGTCGCCTGGTCTGGGCTGTCGCACATTCAGCAGCGTTCAGAGAACGTGGACCAGCCTGGACGAAGATCGGCAAGATGCTGGGGAACAGAGATGGCAGAACGGTCAAGCGCATGTACCAGGACGCATTGGTCCGGCTGTACTATAAGATTCCAATCGAGTCTGACGATGAGATCCTAGGCGATCTGTTCAGCTAGGCTTCTTCTGTTTCGTAATTTTCTCTTTGGCTTTCACAGCGCGTCTTGCTTTTCTACGCGCCTCTGCTGAATGCGAACTTTTACGCTTCGTTGATTTCTGTCGGGTCATTACAAACACTCACTAATTTAACACTGGCTGTCATAAATAACGTAATTACTTTTTTTCAGCAATTACGTGTTTGTTCAAGTTGCCTCTCAGCCTCGATCCGCATTGACCTAGCTTCTGCTGCACGTATTCCATAGATAGCAAGGCCGGTTTCAGTAGCCCTAAGCAACAAGTAATCTTCTTGCTCCTGGCATTCCTCAATGGTTTCTTCCAAGCCTTCAGCTATCAATTGCTCCAGGTCTATCTGCCGAGCGCCAGGCATACTATCAGCGCCCTGGTCGAATAAGTCTGTCTGCATTGTGTTTCCTTTTGTGGTTGCTGGGTCTTATGAATGCGGCCTCGTAAGGCCGCTGACAAAAGATCAGACAATCCGAATAGCTTGGGGAGCTCCTTTACCAGTGTACGACCAGGGAGCGTTATCGTAGCCAGGCAAATCGTTGATCAAGCAAGAGATCAACATGCTGACATGGCACGAACCAACCTTGTCGCTGATTACAGTGGCGTTCCGGTAATCGCTGCTCTCATCAGCCTGGTAATCAAAGCACTGGGCCATTTTGATTACTTGAATAGCTGACAAGCTATAATCTAAACACCGACTTGCCTGGACACATCCGCAAACGTAATCAGTGAACGATTCACCAACTAAAAACTCAGCGTCTTTTTCGTTGTACCGCTCTATCAAAGAATTGATGTTTGCCCAGGCTAAAGCGTAAGCCCACTGCTGAGCGTCAGGCCGACCGTCATGGAAATAGATGCCTTTCTCGGCAAACTTGATGGCTAACTGACCAATATGGCTTGGTTCACACGCAAATGCTGACATATCTATGTCTCCTTTTTTGATTTTTGGGAAGGCGAACAGGATCTCTTGATCACTGCTACAACACATAGATAGTACTCTTGACGGATAACGTCAAGTGGCAATGGTAAATTAAATCAAGAGGCTTGTGCGAGTGTACCGAATGTGGTACGAGAAACGATATAATAGCACAGATGTTGTGTGCCATTGTATTCTCCCTTTGTCTCAAACTTCCCTCGCAGATTTTAATTAACCAAAGCCTCAACATCTTTGCTGCGGGGGATTTTTTTATTGGATCAATGAAATGGCTCGAGTGACTAAAAAGCAATTCGCTTACATTTGCGACGAGCTGGCCAATGGCAAGAGCTTGATCACAATATGCAAGGAAACAAAGGATCTTCCACATCATCGCACTATCTTGCGACACGTCCAGGATACCGACGAGGCTTACGTTCAGTATCGAAGAGCACGTTCATTGCAGTGCGAACTCATGCGCGATCAGCTCATCGAATTGGTAAGCGCTCCGCTCCCCGCTGATAAGGGTGCAGCGATGGCAGAGGTAGGCAGGAGACGCTTAGAGGCAGAGCACAAGGACAAGTACATCAGGCAGCTCCAACCGCTGGGCATTCGCGATAAGACAGAGGACAGCAAGCAGAGCTCGGGGCAGATCACACTGACCTGGGGTAATGCAGAGGTAAGCGATACGGGTGGTAAAGTAACGGGTGAGCAGTGAGTGGGAATCGTTGCAGTTATCTGTGGCTGTGTCGTTACTCGCGCGCGAGATCGGGCATCTTGAAACTGTGCGACCGGCTTGCGACCCAGGCAGGCTAACGCATTGTAATTGCAGGGATTGGTGACGGGTAAACACCCCGTTTGGACCGGATCGAGGCCGGTTTTTGGCGATCGACCCCCCCCCATACCCCCCAGGCGCGCCCGCCCGCGACTAGTACTATAATAACCTTCGGAAGCTACTCCTCTCTCTCTCACACTCTCTGTCTCCCCAAGGATCCCATGAAAATAGAAATACCGTATAGCCCTCGCAGTGGCCAAGCTGAGCTACACAGAGCGCTCTCTGCGAAGCGGTGGGGCGTTGTTGTGTGTCATCGTCGGTGGGGCAAGACGGTGATGGCTATTAATCATTTGCTGCGTGACGCAATTCTTTGCGAGAAGCCCAATCCGAGGTTCTTTTACATTGCGCCCACGTATCGCCAGGCCAAGCAGATCGCCTTTGATTACGTGAAGTCTTTCGCTGGAAATATACCGATGGTTAGGTTTCACGAGACTGAGCTTAGGTGTGACTTGCCGAATGGCGCGAGGATCCAGTTGCTTGGCTCTGAGAACCCTGCGAGTTTGCGTGGCATTTACTGCGATGGCGTTGTGCTTGATGAGATGGCAGATATGCCTGAGAGCTTGTTCCCAGAGGTCATTAGACCCGCTCTAAGCGACCGTAAGGGCTATGCTCTGTTTATCGGTACACCACGAGGCCACAATGCGTTCTATGATCTCTACAGCGCTGCTGAGCAGCAGGACGATTGGCACACTGCGCTATACAAGGCGAGTGATACCGGCGTGTTGGATGACGAGGAGTTAGAGGCCGCGAGGTCTATGATGACGATTGACCAGTTTCAGCAGGAATATGAATGTAGTTGGGTCGCGAATGTACCTGGTGCTATTTATGCGAAGGAGCTGCAGGAGTGCCAGGAACAGGGCCGCATAGGTTTGGTTCCGCATGACCCCACGCAGAAGGTAGATACCTTTTGGGATTTGGGAATAAACGACAGTACGGTCATATTCTTTGCACAGGTCGTTGGGCGCTCCATTCACGTTATTGATTACTATGAGAACAGGGGCGAGGGCTTGCCGCATTACGCCAGGGTGCTGCA